TATCTAGGTTCGATTCCTAGCAGGGACATTTTCCAAATGAAATACGCACTACTCCTAGCCCTGTGCATCCAAGCACAGGCAATGGAAATCACCGATGCCTTTTTGCAGAAAATTGCCATCATCGAATCTAACGAACAATGCACGGCTGTGGGAGATTCAGGCCGTAGCCTTGGCAGATATCAAATCCAGCGGTCAGCGTGGGATGATGCCTGTCGCAGAAACGGAGAAACTTGGACATACTGCAAAGATAACGCCTTCAACTATCCTATGGCTCATCAGGTCGCACGATGGCACTTTGAATGGATAGCACAGACCCTTGCCAAGCGTAAAGTCAGAGTCAATGAGATGACCCTGTATATGGCCTACAACAAAGGCGTAACAGGTGCGGCTAGGCTTGGCTTCAACACTCAAGCAAACGACCCTGCCCTTAACAGGGCTAGAACTTACCTTAACTCTTGTCTATGAACCACACACTACAGAACAGCCTAAAGTCTAGTGCATTCCTGCTAGGTATTTCCGTAGAAGAACTAATTGATGTCCTCCACAACGCCTCCAAAATCAAAGAAATCCGTACTGCCAGTGGATGTCCGTTTATCCTACCTACTAGGGAAAGCACGGAAAAGTCCGCACCAGAAGTTCATAGCCCTGACAATCAAGGACGCAGAACTCATCCTGACGGCTTTACGCCACCCGACTATGCCAATCCCGATGAGTGTAAAAGAGCAGTAACACGACTTGAGGCATCACTAGGCTACTGGCAAGTTGAGGCTGATTATTGGCACGGAATGTGGCTCAGTAATCTTCCTAGATGAACAAACCACCAAGCAAACGAGGACAATGCGGAAAAAACGCTCTACCCAAAAGGGGGATGACTCCAACGGAGGAGAGGGAATACAAGGCAACCCTAGCCAACAACAAGAAGCGGTGGGAACACCTTTTCTCCCTGAACAAATGGACGAAGCAACAATAACTGTCGGAGATATGATTCGTGCTATGCAGTACCTAACTGAAGAAGTCACGAACCTCCGCTACAAACTTCTACAATACGAACTATGCCAAACAAAATCCAAAAAGTAAAGTTCCTCGCTATCGGGGACAATCACGGAGATATGGTGGATACCGAAGCCGCCAAACAATTGTTTGATTTTTTACAGGACTACCAGCCTGACGAGGTCATTCACTTGGGAGACTGCTTTGATTTCCGAAGCCTCAGGTCTGGGGCTAGCGGAAAGGAAGAAGCCGAGTCCCTACACAATGATGTCGAGGCTGGATTAGAATTTATCCACGAACTTAAGCCAACAGTTTTTCACTATGGAAACCACGAAGACCGACTGCACCACCTCATCCACTCGTCAACCAATGGAATTGTTAAGGACTTCTGCGAAGACCTTGATGCTGAAATTACAAGCAACCTTAAGAAAGTTGGATGTAAGAAGATTCTTCCGTACCACGCAGAAGAAGGAGTTTTCACGCTTGGCAGAGTACGAACTGTACACGGATATACTTGTGGGATACGAGCAGTCGAGGAACACGCAATCCATTACGGACTGGAAGAAGGAGCAGTACTTATGGGACATATCCACAGCATACAGCAAACTAACGCCAAACGATATCGAGGTACTGTTGGTTTTTCGGGAGGATGCCTCTGTAAGAAGCGTGAGATGCGTTATGCCAAAAACCGATTGGCAACATCTAAGTGGGGTACTGGATGGCTATATGGGTTTGTACAGGGTAAAAACTGGAAGGTCTGGCAAGCCCATCGAGTCGGAGAAAAATTCATCTTCAGCCACCATTCAGAATGAGACACAAAACAATCCAGTTCCTAAACGAACTGAATGGGATAAGGACTCGCTACAAGCGTGTAACGGAAGAATGCGTACCAGCGGGGTACTTTTCTTCCAGAGAGATGTCGCAGAAATTCAAAATGAACCACAGGGTCTGCCAAAGAAAAGTAAGCGAGTATCTTGCAGACGGAAAACTAAATGTTGTATGGGCAAGAAGAAAAAGCGGTCTCGCAATTCGTAAGTGTCCTTGCTACAAATTCAAAAAGAAATCCTATGAGAAAAGTTTCAAAGGCTGACCTGAAGGAGAACACAGAGATGTTCAAGGGATGCCAATTCCTTGAGCCTCGTGAGTGGCTAGACAACGCCATCATTGGTAAGTGTGCCGTTACGCAGGGTATCATCTATGACTACGATGACCTTGTGGAAGCGTTTATGGAGCGTGATGGCATTGACTTCCACCAAGCCGCTATGGCGGTGGACTTCAATACCGAACGAGACATTGCACATATGCCAAACCCTAAGCCTATCATCCACAGACAACGCCTTCAGGTGGAAGAGGACGAGGAAGAAGACGATTAAGGCTACGCACTGCTATTGTGCGTAGCAGTGTTACCCTTTCTTGCGACAGCCCCAAATGGTACAACGCAACCACGCACAAACCAAGCAAGCCTCACCAGTTTGCTAGTAGGTTGCGTTGTGTCAAGAGAGCAACCACCACAATGCTCCAAACGAAATAACCGAAAGAGCAATCACAGTAGCACCAGCCTTCTTCCACGGACTAAATGCAGTTACCAGAATTCCAAATACAAGTAAGGCTAGAGAAGCCGAAGACGCTTGGAACACTACTTTTGTTTTACGCTCTTCTCTTGCTTGTAGTTCTGCTGTCTCTCTCATTGCTTGTTCTAAGGCTATCTGCTGATTTTGTTCTTCTACTACTGCCCACAGTTTGTCTGTTTCCTCATCTACTTTAGAGGCTTTTTGTTTATCTTTTTCGACAGCCTTTTTGTCCTGCTCCTTTATAATACGCTCAAACTCTTTTACCTTTTCAACACTAGCCTTGCTGATACCGCTCAGTCTCGTGACTTGCCCTTCAACAATTTCTCTAGGGATTCCAGCAGGGAGGGCAGGAGCGACAGCAGTGAGAGCAGAAGCAGACTCAGAGATGACTGCTTCGACCTTCGTGATGTACGCATCTTTCTGCTCATTGTTGGAAATAATTACAGGTGGTTCAGGTGTTTTTGTAGAAAAAACTGAACACCCGCAAAGGGGTAAAGTTAACAACAGCCATCTCATTGGAATGGATTATAAGCATTAAGGAACGCCTTCAGGTACTGAAGGTCACCACGCACGGCCTGACCAACCATACTAGACAGAGGGTTTCTCTGCACATATTCAGGGTCGGCAACCATCTTTTCATAAGCCCTGCCAGCATCAGAGTAAGACTGTCCAGAAGCAGGGGCTAGCAACAGGTCGTAAAGCGGCCTGATGGCAAGCGGGTCTGTACCTCTGTAGTTTCTGTTCATATAGTTAGAATCTGTGGCATCAATAACCTGACCAGCCATACTAAGTACGCCACCAACAGCACCAGCCGTAGGCGTTCTAAGCGTATTAGGAATAAACTTATTTACAGCACTTCTAAACTTAGGGTCAATCTGGTATCTGTCGGTAACTCTTTGGAAAGCCAACCTACGCAACCTGTCTTGTTCTACAGCATTTTCGTATAAGGCTTCAAGTTGTGGAGCAAAGTTAGAACCAAGATATCCACCCTTTGTACGAGGGCTAGTAAAGTCATAGAAATTTCCGTGCTGACCAGTGCCGTAAAGACCCGCTGAAAGATTAGTACCATTAATAAATTTATTATAATCCACCATTGCTTCAATGGCAGGAAGAGCACCAGCCTTGTTACCAGCGGTCATAAAATTCCAAGCATCTGCCGCTCCTTCATCAAGAATGGCTGGCCCCATTATAGGACGAGAAATTGACAAGTCATCACCAAGTCTGGCAAGTTCAGGATGACCGCCCATATAATCTGCAACTCCGTCAACTTGAGATGGAGTTGTGAATGTCAGATACTTTCTAGCATCTCTGAAAGCCTGTTGTAGACCATCAAGTTTTTCTGCAAATTTAGGGTCATCAAACCTTCTTTGCCCAACGGCTATTTGCCTGTTTAACTGATTTCTTCTTGCTCCAGCCGAATTAAGGTATCGCTCACGGAGCAAACTTTCTTGATTGTATCGTTCAATTGCCTCCTGTGCAGTAGTGGGCTGGTCAAAGAGCAAGTCATTATGACCAAATGGGTCTATCCAAATATTGTCTATGTCTGCTTGAGTAGCAACTCCTCTAAGTTTTCTTTCAAGACCCTGAAAATGAAGCATTCTTGGTACTTGACCTCTTGCTCTACTTTCCCAAGCACGAGGGTCATACTGAGAAGGCAAAATAGGTCTGTTTGCCCACCAGTCTCTTGAAACTAACTTAGATGGGTCTTTTGTAAAAAGACTAAGTCTTTCTTCTGGAGTTCCGTAATATGACCTTAAAAGGCTATAGTCAATAGACTCTGGATTTGAAGTAGCAATGTAGGGTATTGCTCTAGTGTATGTTCTGTCTCCAATTTCTCCAGAATCAATTAATTCGTTAAAACTTGGATTTCTGGCATCCATAACATCTCCATCAACTCCAATTCTTTTTCCGTTTGGTGGAATGTCTCTGTACCTCATCATCGCCCTAGCCGCACCTACTTCTTCTGCTTTTACATCTATGTCTGATACAATGTCACCAAAAGGAGGAATGACTACTCTGTTATATTTTTCAATCTGAGGGGCGTTTAAGTAAAGAAGGTCATCAAAGTTGTCGGTAATGTAATCGGCATACATACCTGTGGTTCTTCCTTCAGCCGCCGCATTTAACTGAAAATTTTTGGCTTCAAGAATTTCTCTGAAAGCAGTAAGTTGCTCTGGAGAAAGAAAATCAGGAGTAATATTAGCCATTAAATCATCCTTCCAAGTCCCATAATGCCCATCATTCCGTTAGGCTGAAAATTGCTTTGTTGAGCCTGAGGATTGTAAGGGACAATAGATGGGTCACCGCCCTGACTGCCGTACCTGTTAAAGAACGACTGAGGCATACCATTTTGAGATGTTATAGCCTGTTGTGTAAAGAATGGCTGATAGTTGTTACTATCGTACCCTCCCACTGTAGGCACATTGTAGGTAGATGTGCTGGCCTGTGCTCCACCCGCATTAGGATTGGGGGGAGGTGGAGGAGCGATTCGGAATTTAGAGCGAGATGAACCCATAGTAGTAATTAGTTAGAGGCTTTTTGTAAAAATTTCTTGCGTACCCAGTCAAACATTTCAGGGGCAATAGAACCAGAAATAGAGCATAGGACACTTTTGTAGAAAGGGTCAATATCTGCGTTGTACAGGGCAAAGTATGACAGCACCCCCACTATAGCCCCTGCAATGACCATCCTAGTCCATCTGAGGGCGTGGTACTTCTCATCGGTCAGGATAAGTCTAGCAAGCATTCCTAGGCCACCTAAGACAGCAAAGAGCCAGCCAGCCTTCTTGAACTCTTCCACTATCCCATTGATGGATTGCTCATCGCTCATAGTTTACCGAGTTCCTTTTTGAGGATTTCTTCCATAGCGTCAATCTCGTGGTGAGTCTCAGCCATAAAGGCAGAGGCAGGATTGAAGAGCCTAAACACACTACGCTGTGTTGCTGGATTCTTTAAACGCATAAGGGTGTACCCAAGTTTGTTCTTGATAATGCTCCACTCAGGGAAGTCACCAGAGTCAGACTTGTCCATTTCAATGACATCCCAGTTGCTGGAATCAGAAACAGTCTGCTCTACCTTATCGGGCTTAGGGGTAGCCGCAGTTTCGGTAGCCTGTGCCTGACTTGTAGACTGGTCAGAGCCAAGGTTAACAGGCTCAGGGGCTGTCTGGATGCTGTCCTTCTTTCTGATGTACATCGTGTGTCCATCAGGGCTGGTGGTCTTTTCAAAGTACTGAGAGTAAACACCCTCTTCTCTTGGCGTGATAAAGATACGCTTGTTACCCCACTTGCCGTCCTTGAAGTCTCTAATGTATACAGTTTCACCATACTGACCGATGCCAGCCAGTTTCTCAGCCATCTGTTCTCTGAAGAAAGGCGTACCCTTGTTCTTCATATACAGGTCTAGAATTTCTTCAGAGAAAGCAGGGACTTCATCCCATACAGTAAACAGTTTGTCTACATTCTGGACAGGCATTGTCTTTTCTCCGACAGCCAAGGGTTCAAACTTCTTAACACCACCTTTGATAAGTCTAGAAGACAGGGTTACTCGCTTGATATCGTCTTCAAAGAATCTGATAGCAACCTGAGCCTGTGTAAGGTTCTCGACAGTTGCAAACGAGGTGATGCCAATGTCACCGACAAGGACTCCTTCGGCTGTCTTAAAGGTCTGACCCTTGAAATACACCTTGAAACTTTCCTTGCCCTTAGGGTTTACCATACGCTTGATGAAGTAACGACCATCAATAGTATCTCTCCACTGGGGCTTGTCAGGATTGTCCCAGTCAACGCTCAATGTTCTGTCCTTGTTACGCTTTGCACCATCGATGCGAAGGTTGTCGTTAAGGGAAAGCAGGTGGTCTAGGGCAAACGGCCTTTTGTTTACAAAGGTAACAGCATCACCCTTATATCTCTGGATGGTGGCCTCAACCGACATAGCGGTCTTAAGAATTTCATCTACACGAGCAAACTCGTCCTTTGCGATGGAGTCTTCTTTTCCATACGCCCAAGTCTGCATAGAGTCAGGGGCAAGGATAGCCTTGTCACGCTTTCTGTAACGCTCTTTGGCTTCCTTGGCGGCTTGCATCTGACCAGCACGATTTTCAAGAAGCAGTCTGTTGATTCTGGAAGTCTGCAAAGCCATACGCTCCTGAGGAGGCATCTGTTCGTAAGCCTTCTTGACATTCCACATACCATCCAAGGCAAACAAGGCAGTGTTATATCCTTCGTCAGCCATATGCTCCTTCCAGATGGAGTCAAAGCCGTCCATTCTGATAAGAGTATCGACAGGGACGAAGCCAATTTTGCTTCTCGTAAGGAAAGGCTGTTTCTTCTTTCCAATCATACGCTTGACCTGTTGGGGAAGTTCAATGCCAGTAACCTGTCCGTTAAGGATTCTTCTCACAGTGCCAGCGGCAAGTCCGTTGGCGGCTTCGGCTCTTCTGATTAGAAGGTTCTCTTCAATCGTGAACTTAAGGTTGACGGAGTCTCTTACATTAAGTTTTTCGCCAAGTTCTCCAACAGAAACATTGCCATCCTTAATCAGGTACATAGCCTTCTCGACAACCTCAAGAGTGTCCAAAGCCTGTTCAACATACTTCGGGTTCTCTGCCCTAAGTTTCTTGAACTGCTCATAGTTGATACCCTTAAGGTTCATAAACGCCTTTTCTCTGAGGGACTTGTCGGTCGAGATAAGGTCAAGGGCATCAACCACAAAAGACCTGATAAATCTGCTCTTCTCATCAGGGCTAGAGAAGGTCTCGACAATGCCTTGGTTCATAGCCTCCTGCATCTGCATCTGCTCGGCAGGAATATTAGAAATCTTTTCCTTAAACAGTCCGTTCTGAATGTCTCTCTTGAACAGAACGCCAAACAGGTTGGCATCCATAGCGGACATCGGCTCGCTAGGATTTCTTTCGTGGAATCTACGCTTGTTGACTGCGTAATGGATGTAGTCAGCAAGGAAGATTCTTCTTCTGTTAGCCCTTTCGTTTTTGTTTACCTGTCTGACAAGAGGACTTTCAGTAGGAGAAAGGTCTGCTCTTTCGGCAGAAACTCCAAGCGGTCTTTCTTTTCCAGCGGTTGTAAGAGTAAGGTCAACCTGCCAGTTGCTACCAAAGAAGTCCCAAGACAGAGCACCAAACGAATAGAACAGGTACTGGGTACGAGGGTCTCTAGGGTGTACTTCAATTCTGGAGTTTTCAAACACCAGTTCAGGGTTCTGGAATCGCATATTTTTTGCGATGTCATCGTACATCTTGAACAGTTCTTTCTCAGAAGCCGCCAACTGTTTTTGTAAAATTTTTTCTTCGGCTCTTCTGGAGGCAGTATTCTTTCTGGCGATTCTTTGTCTGACATCTTCGCCTTTCATCTTCTGTACCATCTTCCTGAACTCAGGGTTGGCGTACTTTCCAGAAGCCTTCTTGAGGATGGCGTTATACCTAGCCTCAAGTGAGACTTTCTGCTTACGGAGACTGTCAATCTCATCGTAAAGTTTGCCCACATCATCAGGCATACCCTGCCTATAGGTATGGATAGGGTCTGTCTCGGCTGTAACTCGTGCTCTAGCCCTAGCGGCATAGGGGTTTTCCATCTCCTTAGGAGTAAGGGCAATCTCAACTCCGTGCCTGATTCTAAGTCTGTCAGATACGACACCAATCTTTCTGATGGTTTCGTTTAACGCATTGACAGTGTCTCTAAGTTGGATGCCGTCCCTTCCTACAGTGCTGGCAAGAACTGCGTCTTTGATTTCAGAGATAATCTGAGGAGGCGTAGCCTCTTCTTTAGCCCATCTGGAATGGAACTCGGCAACCTGAGTCTTGTTTTCAGGATTGTTAAGCCACGCCAGTTCGGTAGCGTCAAACTTGTCGTTGCTCAGTCCTCTGATAAGAGCACCAGATGTAGATGTTTCGGAGTCTGCGGACTCTCTACCCCATCTAAGAATGTCATCAAGACCAAGGTCACCCTTTGTCTTGCCTCTGTGCCACTGGTCTGAGGCTTCTTTTATGCCATCGTTAAACTCAGAGATAAGTTCTTCAGGGAACTTGAAATCGTCAGGCAGAGGAGAGTCAAGAACGCCAGCCTTGTCGGGAAGGTATCTTCCTTCCTGCTTCTGAAGAGGCTCTGTCTTGGTCTTGTCTTCTCCAAAGCCTGTAACACCATCAGGAGTTCCAGCCTTAAGTTCTTTCCACTTAAGGTCTGTGTATCCAGACATACCTTCGTCCGTGCTCTTTTTCAGGTAGTAACCAGTGTCAACATTTCTGTAACCTCTGGCTTGCATATACCTGTCAACGAGGAATTCGATTTTGTCTAAAATTTTTTCAGACGCTTCATCTCTTCCGTAGAGGTTGTCTTGCAGTTGCTGATACTGTCTTTCCCTGAACTCCCATTCAGCAAGACGCTTTCTGAATTCAACTCTAAGGTTAGAAGCCCACTCTGCCGTAGGAGCACGCTTGGCCTGTTCGGGAAGCATATTCTGTGCAAGTTCTGCTTGGTCGGCAAAATCAACTCTTGCTTCAAGAGCCTCCACCATTTCAGGTGTAAAGCCTTCAGACTTTTCCAGCAGTCCATACTTACGCATCTGCTCGGCTACAGCAAGGTACTGCAACTCCGCTTGCTTGGAAGCCCTGCTAAAATTGTCGAGCCTATCACGAAGAAGGCTTCGCATCTTGACGCTGTCAACGGACTGCTTCTTTCCAGTTCCTCTTTCCTTGTTTGCCCTGTTATAGGCAAGCATCTCATTGGTGATAAACTTCTTGTTTACCGACTCAAGTTGATGAAGTTCTTGTAGCAGTTCTCTAATCTGCGGGATAGCACCACGCTTGTCCTTCTCTGAAAGGACAGTTTGAATCTTCTTAGCGTGTTCGTCCTTGAGTGCTTGCAGTTTCTTGTCAAAAGAGGCGTAGGACTTTTGTAAAAATTTTTCAAAAGCCTTGCCTCTCATTCCGCTAATCTTGAGTTCTCCAAGTGCCTCTTCTCTGTGCTGAAGAGAATGGAAGTTAGAGTCGATAACTTCTACATCATAGTTGTCATCAACCCTAAACGAGAATCCGTAGTCGTAGTAGGCATCCTTCTGAAGGTCTACGATTTTCTGTCTGATGTTCACCTTTTCATCGGTGGTCATAGGTCTGGTGGTTTCTGGAGTCTTGCCCTTAGCAGGGACAACAACCACACCGCTCTTAATCTGACCCTTGAGGTACTGAATTTCCTGTTCTACTGTTCTGCCAGAGCGTAGTGTCTTCTGGTCAATGACAGGATAGGCCAAGAACACATCTCCGTTTCTGAACAGTTCCCATCTTGTGGCAATTTCAGTATCGGTAATGGCTTCAAGACCTTCGTCAGCAAGAATAGCAATCTCGGTATCCCTAACTGTCTGCGTGACCTCAAACAAATCTTTGACACTTCTTCCGCTGGCCTTGACAGCCTTGAGAAGCACGAACTCCTTGACAGCACCTTCAACAGTCTGGAACTTGCCGTTAGCAATAGACATCTCGGGAGACAGTTTGTTAACCAACGATGTCGCTCTTCTAAGGAACTCTGTCTTGATGGACTTAATCTGTTCTGGTGTCTGACCAATTGTTTTCTGGTCGTACACAACTCTGTCAATCGTGTTGCCTTCTCCGTCAACAAGTTCAAACACAGCATTGTTTTTTGCTTCGTTGATGGCTTCGGCCTTGTTACGAGAGTGTCCATCTTCAACCAAGGCATCGGAAAGTTTTCTTCTAATAAGGTAGAAGTTAGTTCCTTCAAACCTAAGAGCGTGTTGTGCCGTAAATTTTCTTCCACCCAGTTGGATGATTCCCTTGGTTCTGCTGGTATCAACCTCAGACCAATAGACACCACGGAAACCTTTACGCTCTAGGTCATCAAGAGCCTTAACAAAATTCTCCTTAATAGTCTTTCTGACATCAATGTAACGCTTGTTCTGGCTTCCGTCATAGACGGCATAGAGTTCCACAGACCTAGCGATGGCTTCTGGGCTTCCAATAGCATAGAATCCCTGCGAAGCCTCATCGTAAATCTTGGCTCTGACCTGCTCAAGGATATCGACATCCAGTCCCTTGATGCTGTAAGCCGCCATAATGTCCATAATTCTGTCGATGTTGTCCTGACTGATGATGGCTTCTGCCTTCCTTTCGTGTTCTATAAGGACAGCCATTGCTTCTGCGGCCTCGGTAGGGATGTCTCTTCCAGCCTCGATGAATGTGTCAAACGCTTCCTTGATTTTCTTAAGACTAGCGTTCGGGCCAAGTTTCATCTGCTGGGCAACAAATTGTCTAGTTCTGTAAATGAACTGTTCCTTGAGTTTGTTCTTGGCAAAAGAAGACAGGGTGAATTTTTCTCCAAGTTTCGGGCCACCCATTGTCTCGTCCATAAGGAAGAACAGTTCACGCTGTCTCTGGGCAAGGTTATCCATCAGTCCAGTAATGCCGTTGTTGTCGGCAAGAACCTTCTTGATGATACCCAACTGAGAAGTCGTTCTAGTCTCAGAGTTCTTGAGGAACTCTTTTCTTTTTTCCTTGGGGATGTTGTAAAGCGTCTGGGCTGTAGAACTAAGTTTGCTAAACTTTTCGTCTTCTTGAGCACGAAGTTTATCCATTCTAGCCTGATTCTTTTTAATGACTTCGTTATAACCCTTGAATTCCTGTCTAAGGATTGCTTCTGCTTCTTCTCCTGTGATAAGTTCTTTTGACAGTTGTCTTCTTCTGGCATCAACCTGAACAGAAACTTCACCTTCCGCTCTAATCTGAGCGGCACTTCTTCTGTTCTTGTTTGTCTTTCTAAAGTCAGCAAGCCAAGCCTCATACTGATTTACTTCTTTGAGAGCGGCAACATTGGCTTCTCTCTGCTTCTTCTCTTGATTGGCAATTTCACTGACAACTTTAGGCCAGTTCTTGAGTGTTTCAAACTCTGCCTGTGACATCTCCATCCAGTGACCAAGAGAAGGAATGCCAGTTTCCATCAGAGCCTCAGGAGTAATACCCATCTTAAGGGCTGTCTCGATAAACGCACTGTTAGACCTGACTTCTCTTCTTGGGATTACAACGGAAGAACTTTCAGCACCAAAAGGCTTGATAAGTTTTCTCTGAACCTTGGGTAGCATCTCAACATAGGAAACAAAACCCTTAAGCGAATACTCGGCAATCTGTCTTAGGACATCCTTGTCAGCCCTAGGGAATTTACGCTTAAGTTCATTAATTACATACGGAACAAGGGTCTGCTCATAAGCCTTTCTGGAGTTTTCGTCCAGAAGACCACCGCTCTTGATGGCCTTTTCGGCATCAGCAACCAGCATATTGTTAAGTTTGACAATGTCATCTAGGGTTTTGCTTGTGATTCTAGATGTGTTAGGGACAGGTTCTCCGTATTCATCAATCCTGTACTTAAGAAGACCAGCCAGAGAGCCATCGCCACCAGTTTTTGCAATCTGCTTTCTAAGACTTTCTTCGACAGACTTGGCAGGAGAGAACTGATACTGTTCAAGTCCGTGTCTGTTTCTATTTTCAACGAACTTGTCTGGAGCAAAGATGGCAACAGCAGAGAAGTTGCTACCGCTGTTTGGGTTCACAGCCCTATACTCTACGGAGTCGATGCCGTATTTTTCAAAAACTTTTCTAGACTGAGGGGTAAACAGCCAAGACTCAATCGTATCGATGTGAGCATTAAGAATGTTATCTTCAGACTTAAAGATGCTGTACAAATTGTTGCCGTCAATGTCATCAAGTCTAAGGATTTCTTTTACGACTTCCGTAGCGTTAGCACCTGTCAGTTCGTTGATACGCTTTCCAATTTCAACGACCATAGACTTATAAGAACCTGCGTTTCCGATATCAGAAATGTCTAGGTGCTTTTGGGTGTTGATGTATCCAGTACGAAGTTTTCCTGTTGTAGTATAGCCAGCCTCGTGAGCATCAGCGGTAAAGTGCAACCACCCGCTAGGAGAACTGTACATATGACCACGAACAGCACCCTTCTTCTGCATAGCATCGACAAGGTCTTCTGCTACGATGTCGTAAATCTTGTTGGCGTTTTCGTTAACAACAATTTCAGACAAGGGTGTGCGGAGCGAGTAGACAGAAATCACTTCTCCTTCTTTGTTTCTATACCTTGTGTCCGCTAGGGCAGACCTAGCATAACTGGGCATCGGGTGTCCTTCGTGGTCTCTATGCGTGATGGCAGGAGAGAAGTTAGCCTGACCACGCTTATAGGCTTCATCGTGGTTATATCTGAAACCTTCTCCGTCCTCGACAACCATTCTTCCAATAAGGTCTACTTTAAAATTAGTTACAACAGTAGGCAGTGTACGCTTTTCGCCCTTCTGTCTAAATTGCATTGTCCTCGGCTCATTATACCAACCTCTGTTGGCATTCTCCATCGCTCTTGTAGGATGGAATCCGATGACAGCGTTTACAATATCACGCTTAAGGGCGGCATCACGCTCGCCTCCCTTGCCTCCAGAAAACAATTTGATGCCAGCCTGTGCCTTGTTTCCAAGGCTGTAGTTGGCAAGCAAAGCCTTCACGGCTTCTCTTAGTTCGGCTCTAGTACCAAACAGTCTTCGGACTGTCTTGTAGTTAAGGTCTTCGTCATCGACCTTGTTAAAAGCGTAGTCTTCACGAGTAAGGATAGCATCCCAGTCCATAACCATAGCCATAAGGTTGGCTTCACCGACCTCGTAGGTTACTTCACCACTCTTCTTGTTTACATTCTTCTTGGTTCTTTCAAAGTACAAGTTTAGTTCAAGAGGAACAAACCTTCTAGCGGACATAAAGTGTCCACGCTTTCTGCTTCCGTTTTCATTTTCCTTGGACTCAGTAATGACAACAGCCTTAACGATATTGCTGATGTTCTTAAGTTGGTCAACTTTGGCTCGCTCAATGATTTGATTGAGTTCAACAAGTCTGCGAACAACATTCTCAGGCAGATACTCCTTAAAAATCTTGACCTCTTCAGAACTAAGGACACCACTAATCTTGATTCTAGGGTTGCCCTGCCAGACGCTTTCCCAGAACTCGCCACGAGAGATAGCACCCTTGTCCGTAGTCCATCCTCCTTCTCCTTCTTCTGTAATAGGGAAAGTCTTTTCAGTAGCCTCTTGACCTTTCTTTCTTCCACCAATTTCGCGGATTTCTTCTCTGGTAACACCAGCACCCTTCTTTGACTTAGGAAGCGTTCTCCAGAAATCCTGTCTCTGCGGCTTAGGCAACAGTTGACCAACAGTCTTTTTAGGCTTACCTTTCTTTTCAGGAGGAGCAAACGCTGGCTGGAACGAAGCAAGGGTAACACCCTTGTCGCTGATAAGTTCAAACTTGCCGCTTCTGTTGGGAGGAGCGAGCGTCTGCAACTTTTCGACAGCCGCCTGTAGACCCTGAGTGATAGACATAGCAGTACCATCAGGGTTCACTCTTGCTTCAGCCTTGCCCAAGTCTTCAGGAACAATCAGGTGCTCAAGTTGCTGATTAAACAGAGTAAAGGTATCCTTGTACTTGTTCTTATTGACTTCCCATCCGTCATACATCTTGGCACGGATTTCTTTAACATAGTGCTTCATCAGACCTTCAAGCATCGGAACTCTGATTCTCTGCTTTGTGTTCTGGTCAATCAGGAAAGCGTCAGGCGTAGCGTCTGTCTTGAACTGGACTCCAGCCTCGGACAGGTCAACACGCATAATATCTCTGTACAGGTCTTTGCCCCATTCAATGGCGTTACGAATAAGACCAAGGTCACCACCCTTAAGCAGGTAGTCGATGGGCTTATCATCAACGAACCTGTTCCAATAGGAGGCTAGGAACTCTTCAAAGAAACCTCTAAATGTCGTAGGTCTTTCTCCAGCCTTAAACCTCTGGATTGCATCATTAAACTGCCTATAATGTTCCTCCATAATCTGAGGAATGTGACCAGCAGTTTCTTTATCCAAACCAAAGTACTGGTCTCTAAACTGTTCAAGGATACTGACCGCTCTTTCCTTAGGCATCCTGTACAACGCACCCTGTGCGTCTTCAGTACCGATAAGGTTTTCAACAGTATGCTTAACAAACGCAGTCTTGTATCTTTTATTGATGGCAAGAGTGTGAAAAAGTTCTTCGCTGACCGCAGACTTAACAGCCCTGTCAGCGTTAATAAGGATTACATTTTCTCCGTTTACTTTTGTAAAGGTTACTCCTCCGAACTCAGGGTTGTCTAGCATTTTCTGATAATCAGCAAACTCTTCGGCAGTCTGCATTTCACGAAGTCTTTCTTCCTTGAGGATAAACATCTTTTCCTCACGATGGATTCTTTCAAAAGCGGCAATCTGTGACATAAGGCTGTATCTGCCTTCTTCACCTTTCTTTTCTACCACTCTTTCCATCAGGTGGAAAACGCCTTCCTGATTGTACTTGTCGTAATGTTCTGTAGCCCACAGGAAGTTCTTAAGAACAGTTCTATATCTATCACCGCCCTGAACAGCGTTAGCAAACACGCCAACCTGATGGAAAGCAGAGCCAAGAACAATACCAGTACCAAAGCCGTGGTACATACCTTCCTCACCACCAAAGGCCAAACCAAACGCACCGCCATACATACCAGAGTGCAGGGCGGTCTTAGTCGTCTGTCCCATCCACTGTGTAAGAGGGCTTACGCTTTTAGAATAAAAATTAGAAACAGTAGCAACCTTGCCGCCAGAACTTTGAGCAACACGCTCTGAAAGCGTAAGGCCAGCAGTAGCAGTGCTAGGGTCAAAAGCGTTTTTACCAACAGCCTCTCCAAGAGCACCGATACCTTCGACTACCTTAGCGACACCCCACACGCCAGTCGTTACAGGCCAAAGAGGAATCTTGGCAATAGCACCCATACCAAGCGAAGACTCAGCGTTTCGAGCGATAGCATCGGTAGCCGCAACTCTGCCTGTTCCCTGAATATAGTGGTCATAACTCGTGGCATCCTTGAACACCTGAGCAATGCTGTCATTGATTGTCTGGACAGCGTTTGCAACGCCACCAGCGTGGTCTGCAAGTTTTCCAAAGCCTGTAGCCGCTTTCTTGGAAGCATAGACGCTGGCCTTTGTAAGTTGCTCTCCAAGCCTGACAGCCGAAGTAGCACCCCTCAGGCTCTTTGCAATAGCCGCTTCAATGCCAAGGTTAGGTACAGCCCAAGAAGGGTCAGCCACATAAGAGATACCCTGAACAACAGCAGGGTTTGTAAGGTCAATCTCAGTATCACCAATCTTAATCTTGGGAGGAAGAAGGATGCCTTCAGTTCTATCCTTTTCAATCAACTTGTTCAGTTCGATTGTCTTCTTAAGGTTTTCATAGTAGTCCTCGTCACTAGCGTGGTTGCCGTAAAGCATCTTGCTCAAGAACGAATGCTCATCGTACTTGGCTTGCTCGTACATATAGAACCAGTTCTTAGTTCCAAGAGCCGCACCTTCGACAGGAGAGGCAAGAACCTTTGGCAGTTTCAGCGTAAGAGCATCACCGACAAAACCAGTAGTAGCATCAATCAGGTCTGATGTTGTTTGCGAAATAGCATCTCCAGCGGACTGAATAAACGAAGCCTCCTTCTTCGCCATAAACTTTCTGTAAGCAATGGCTTCTTTGAATGTAGGGACATATCCGTGAGTCTGATACCTCTGCATCAGGTTTGCCACCTGCTCTCCAAGGATGTCCTCGGGCAGGTCTTCAAACTTAAGCCTACCAGTGGTAGGACTATTAATAGGAACAGAAGGGTCTTCTAGTGCCTGATTCTGAGGAACGATTAGCCCTTGTTCTCGTGCGGCTTTTTGAAGTTCTTCATAGTTAGAGTATACAATTTCAGACATTATTTTTTCTTAGATTCTTGAGAAGGAAGTTTAACGCCAGTAAGTTCAGCAATTCTTTCGGCCTGTGCCTGTCTTTGTTCAGGAGTAAGCCTTTGGTCTACGCCACCAACTGGCGGTACAACTGTGAAGCCTTTTGATTCCGCTTCAATCATAATACCATCAACAATTAAAGACCTAGCAATCTGTAGGATTTCCTTTGATGTCTCACGATTTCTCCAACCAGAGAACGAAGGTTCTGCCATAAGGTCAGCAAGACGCTCGGCATCTTTTTCAGTTTCTGTTCCTGGGGCTATGAAATACTTACGGAATGTTTCAAGGCCACGCTGGTTAGCCGTGTACTCCTTGTTCCACTTGCCACCAGTCCAAGCACCAATGACAACATCGTAGAAGTCACCAGTACCCCACAGTTCAGTCATCTTATCAACGAATGTATCTGCCTTGTTGAGGTCTTTCTTAAGTGTCGTAATAGTCTGTTCTGTCTGACCAAAGTCTGTAGCCCTAGCATCATTGATAGGATTGTTCGGGTCTCGTGTAAGGAAGAAGATGCGATAGCCTGTATCTGTCATTTGGCCTCCCTTAACGGAAACATTTCCGTTTGCATCCTTAACAGCAACAGCCGCATAGTCCTTAAGGAATCTGTTATGGATTTGCTGTTTAGCCTTCCATTCAGTTTCAGGAAGAGAAGACGGAAGACCCAGTTGAGCAAACTGAGCGGTAGACATAAATTCACCCTTGGGACTGACAAAACCTTGAACTCCGTTAATGACCGAAGGCATATACCCGCCATAAAGATTAACAGCCTTGTACACATCTCTGTTGTCGAGAGTAAACGGCTTACCAGCCTTTGCAAAAGAAGCCTTAACAGATTCAATCTTAGCGTCCCAAATCTGCTGTTCGTCCAACTGATAGGTTTCGGTCTTGATAACCGAGTCTTCGTATGGAGATGTGTAAAGAATTTTAACCTTATCTACGACAGATGTAGGAGCAACAGCCTTATACTTTTGAGAAAGAGCCGCTTGTACGCTAGGAGTCTTAAACCACTTTAGAGCAACAGCGTACTGTTCAGCAGGGTTTGTCCTGTTTTGAAGGTCTTTATTCTGACCACCAGTAACTGCGTTGAATTTAAACTCAAAATCAATCTGGTTCTTAATTGACGGATACAGTCTAGTAACTTCGTCATAAACAGATTGAATAAACTTGTTGTTAAGTGTTGAATTTGTGTCAGCGGCTCTATCAGCAACTTCAAACTTAGCGTCACCAGTCATACTTCTGGCAATCTGGGTCGTAACAGGAATTGCTGGGGCTTCTCCAGTAACAACAGGGTCAAGAACTCCGTCACCATCAACATCCTTTAGGCTAAGATTAGGGTCAATTTTCTTCAGTTCTGCTTCAAGGTCAAAAGAGTTAATTACCTGACCATCAATCTCTGCCTGTCCGTAAACTCTATTAGTTCTTGATTCGTATTGAAGGGTTTTTGTCGGAGCAACTTGAGCGGCAGTAACAGCATCCATCATCTGAAGTTTTGCTTCAGTCCTACGCTTACCTGCGATGTCAAGTTCCTGACCTTCAAGTGCAAGTTTGAAAGCCTTAGCCTTATCAGGGCCAACAAGTCTTTCGTAATCAACCTCAAGTTGCAGTTTCTGCTTTGTAAGCAGTGCAATTTCATCTTGTGTGGCGGCTGTAGCCTTAGCCCTCTGAAGATTAAACAGGGCGGCTTTAAGATTTACTTCTGCCCCTTGTTTTTCTACTGCAAACCTCTGTTCAGCAAGAAGATGACCAGCCCTTTGAAGGTCAAGACCAGCCTGTTGAAACTCAACCTGTCTTCTTTCTCTTTCTTCAGCCTTATGCTTGGTCTGAATTTCAAGAAACGACTCAAGTTCAAGTCCGCTGACACCAGACATACCAGAAACCCAATCTCCGTTGCCTTCAGACTCAGCCTTCTTATACAATTGTCTGATATGAGAAGGTGCGGTCTGTGAAAGAACAGGAGCGTTAGGTCTGTCCTGTTCGTCAGTAAGTTCTTCTGGTGCTTCAAGGAACTGACTGATTACATTAGCCGCAAAGATACTGTTCTTCTGACGCTCTTCATTCTTGGCTTGGTACTTCATCAAAGCACCAGCAATGTCTTTTCCGAACCCAGAGATAGATTCGTATGTCTGCCTCGCCATCTCTGTGGTGGCGGGTAGAATGTTTGTCTGGGGAACTTGTTCTCCAGTATACTTAGAAAATGGGCTAGCCATAATTAAGCGTTATAGAAGTTGTTAATAGGAGCGGTAGACTTTCCAAACATACCGCCAGCACCAAATGAAGCCCCAGCAATACTTCCGACTCCGCTAAGAATTCCGCTTGTAATAGCAGACTTATTCTGAGCAGTAGCAACATTGGCCTGAAGTTGTCCGTTGTAATTGCTGGCGTAAAGATTAGCCGCATACTGGGATTCAGGCTGAAGATATGTCGGGCCAAGTCCCTGATTGTACTGTGTAGCCTGACCAGCAAGACCCATAGGAGACAACGCACCAAGTCCAGAAGAAACAAGCGGAGCACCATACTGGTTGTAAGCCGCACCAGACATAGTGACATCGTTGCCAAGAACCTGATTAGCAAAAGTTCTAGCCTGAGCCTGACGCTGAAGTCCTAGATTATAACCAGCCAGAGTTTCCATACCGATACCCTGAGCACTGTTTGCAATACCTCTAGCAGTTCCACCAGCCCTGCCCATCTGTGCGGCAAGGCGTTCCATTTCAGGAGTAAGACCCATACCAGCATTAAGGTCTGCAAGAGCCTGTGTTCTCATCAGGTTCTGAAGTTCAGCACCACCGCCAAGACCAAGGTCGTATGTATTTCTGGAGCGTTCAGCAATCGGAGCAAGAGAGTCGGCAAAAGTACTACCATACTCTTTAAGAAGATTAGCAGAATCGCCCATAACAGAGCGATAGAAAGTCTTCAGGTTATTAGCCTGACCCATCATCTGCTCGTACTGCAACTGTTGCCACATTGGAACGAGTCGCTTTTCGGCCTCCATCAACTGGGGGGCCATATCAATCTGAGCACGGATAGAGTCAGACATTTCCTTGTAGTAATCCCTAGGGGGCGGTGCTTGAACTTTTGTAGAACCCATTATTTTGTAAGTGTGATAAGTAGTTTTTTGTTAAATTTGACAATCTTGTCTCCCCGCTGGGCGTAAATCTGACTGTCATCAGATTCAATTGTTGGATAAATGTTTAGCAATCTTTTTACAAGCATTTTTCTACTTTCTTCGTCCTCGGTCAATGCATCCATAATAAAATAGTCGGTTTGACCACCTACATACAGTTGCATACATTCTATAACTCGCTCCATACTTGGGGTTTTTTTATGCTTCCCGATAGGAAACATAGTAATCACACCCTTTATCTGTCCGTCTTTATTGTACCTGTGAAGAAAACACCTGCCGTTAAGGTAAGCCAACCACTCAGCCAAAAAGTCTATGTCAAAGGTAGGACGCTTGCCGCCCTTTTTTGTCTTTTCAATAAACTCTAGGAGGTCGTTCAAGCAGTCTTAAACTTAGTGATAATCATATTGCTTGTACCGCTAGTGCCACCAAGGGTGGCAAGACCAGTAAAGCCAGCGGGGATAGCAAGACCAGCAACAGACTCAGATGTAACCTGAACGGCAAGACCTTCTCCTGTCCAAACTTCGCCAGCAGGAATAACAACCTTAAGGCTATAATGCGTAAGATGCCAACTAGTGTACCAAGTAGGGTAGGCTGGCGGGTTGATGCACTGGGTCATTTGTCCAAGAACAGTATTGTTGCTTGTTCTAAGAATGCGGATTCTACCAACATACGGAGACCAAAACGCAACTTGACACTGTAGGTCAATAACCCAAAGGTCTTCGGCTGGCTTGGCAAGACCTGTAAGTGAAGCCCAAGTTACCCAAGTGTTTACTGCCGCATTGGCAATGCCAGAAGTAGGAAGAACAAGTTCGTCAATGCCATAAAGTCCGTAGACAGGAGCACCATTAAACTTAACTGTGCCTGTAAAGTTTGCATCACCACTGCTAAGGACTGAACCCTTAAGCGTAGTAGCACCTTCAACAACAACTTCGCCATCAACAAAGGCTGAGTTTCCAACTCGTACATTTGTACCAAAGTTTGCGTTAGGCTGGCGTGTATAAGAAAGCGTACCAGAGGTAACAGAACCAGCCACTCTTAGGCTAAACCTAAAAGTACTAGCATCAACTACTTCAATTTCCTGCAATCCAGTAATGCCAGTAGTCGTGCTTGTCACGCTAACAACCATACCACTTACCAGTCCGTGGGTAGGAGATACGCAAGTAACCAAAGTTCCAGTGCTAGTAAAACTAATACCTGCAACGGCAGTGCCAGTAGAACCAACAACTCTTACATCTTGGTCAGACTTAGAGTTTAGCGTTTCCGTAGTAGTTGATGTGTGAATGGCTGGAAGGTTAGAACCAAGAAAGTTCGTAACAGTCAGTTTACGCAACTGGCTTCCAACAGTACCTGTGGCGGCAGACACATCCCTAACAAGGACTTCGTCAAGGCCAACAAGTTGACCGCTTGGCATAACAGTCTGGTCTTGGATAGCACCATTGTCAAGTTTGCCTTGGTCAACAAGGTTGTTAAGATTGGTCGATGTGACCTGATTATTTGGGGCGTATGTAGTCCCTTTGCTAAGTTGTGGCATAAATTATTTCTCGCTTTTGTTAGTTTTAGTCTGCATTGTTGCGTTAATTGTCAATGAACGAATATTAGGTCTAAAATAAGACATAAGATATCTCATCTGTAGGCCAGTACCAGTTTTGCGGATAGGGTTACGCCTAGAAAAATCTTCGTTTGCAGGGGCGTAAAAATCATCCAACTGAGTTGTTGTATCAGGATTTGTGATAACAGCAATAGTTTTAACATTAGCCCCTACCTGACATTCCATTTCAGTCTCAACAGTACTATACCGCTTGTCAAAGTTGTTGTTAAAAGTGTACCTGCGAGTAAGGATTTCAGCCTGAATTGGAGTTTTAACAAAGCCTGTTTCTTGCAGGTAAACTCTAAAATCTTGCTGACCAGCGTCAGGTACAGTTTCAACAAGCGTAAATGGAAGCCTAGGTAGACCCTGTTCACCGCTGTATTCGTCTCCGTTTTCAAGTTCTTCCAGAAGGAAGATGCCTTCATTGTTATCTACGGCAAACAGTCTACGCTGGTTACCCTTCTTAGCCACGCAGAACTTGATAATGCTGAATCCAGCAGGGTAAGTATCAACGGATTCCCAGTTCTTAAGGATAAAGTTGTATACAAGAACTGTGTTGTTAACTTCAGATGTACCAGTAGGAACGGCAAGATAGTATCTGTTATTCCAATACACAGCCGTAGCCTTGTAAGCAAAAGCCTGATTGATAGTTTGAATTACATCGTCAATCGGAGCAGACAAAGGGTCGGCAACAGTAAGAAGTCTAACAGCATCATTAGAGCCTACAGATTGAGGATTAAGCAGGTAGATGCCATTGTCAGACAGGAAGATAATACCTCCGTTAGCCTGAACAACGGACTCCTTGGCAGAGCAACCAATGTCAGTAACAAGCGTTTTAATAAACGAGTTGTTATCAAGAGCATCGCCTGTTGCGTATCTTCCAAATCCAATGTTTACATAGAAAATACTATTACGCATAAACACCAAAAACTCATTTAGAGTCCAAGGTGAAACGGCAATAGTTTCGTCATTAGAACCTTCGTTAAAAGTAAAAGCGTCAAGGCTATCCCAGTGGTTATAGTCAAGATAGTTGCTTACGCACACAGTCTGTCTTGCATCAAACACTTGCTGGTGGTGACCACCCATAGCAATTAGTCTATTACAGTAGTAAAGAAGACCCTTAGCAGACGGAAACTCGTGACCAAGTCCGCTGGCAGGAAACTCTTCAATTAGATTGTTAGCCAAGTCCCACTTTATAGGTCTGAGAGAAAATCCTCTAGTAACAAAGATAGTATCAACGGCATAAACGACATCCACTCCTTCTGAAGAAGATAGAGCAATGCCTGTAGGGTACTGCGTGTCATTGTACGAGTTTGTGGTAGGATTATAGACTCGGAATCTATCACCCATTACAAGGACAATACGCTCTTGGCCTGTATTGTCGTAGTATACGCCAACGCCATAAATAGGGTCATCAGCGTCCGTATCTTTTTTACGCTGTAGACCCTTTCTGACGGACACAATACCTCTATCCAATCTTACATTTTGAGCCTTGGTAAGGATGCCTTGAGGCAAAGCACTAGCGTTGTCTCGGCTGTTTACACCGATGAACGCTAGGTCTCCGTCTTTGGCTGGCTCAAAAGGCATTAATTTTTAAAGATAGAGTAGTAAACCGCTTTAATCTTTTCAGCGTAACGAGCACCAACATAGATGCCAGCAAGCGTAAAAGTAAGGTGAGTGAATAGTGTAATCATAGTGTTATGGGGTAAAGTTAGGGTCAGGCATTCCTTCTGGGGTTATATCGTCTTCAACGGCAGAATAATAGTTGTTAAACTGTGTATAGCGGATTTGCAATCTCCATCCGTCAATTCCAGTTACTTCGTATAAAAGTTCGTTATCATTTCTTGCATAACCACCAGAATATGTTTCAGGCCAATTTGTGTAATATGTAAATGAAGAATGGTAAGCAAAAGTACCGCCAGAATAAGCAAGTTGCCCTGCCTGTGGATTGTTTGGGTGAGTCCAATAAATAGGGTCTACATTAAATGTACTTTGTGAATATTGCGTAACCCATCCGCTAGGAGGAAAACTGCATTGTCCCTCAACTGGAGAGCCAACATTAATAGTGTAACCACAATTTCCGTCTGTAAAAGCCTGTGCGGGAGCACCTACTTCCCAACTAGTACCACTTGCATCTGTTGCAGTTACAGTAGCACAAGTACTGTACGCAAACTGCCCAGCGGCTGGACAGTTATTCTTGCTAGCAATTACTCCAGTTGTGCTTATTAATTTCAAACAAGGTTACCAGATAGGTAGTAAGCATTTGTGTCCATCTTGACTACAGTACACATAGAATACTGTCCGTTAAGAATAAACTTATTTCCTTGGGAAAAAATAGTAGCCCCGCTTCCAGCAGAAAATGTTCTTGTGTGTGTAGTGTTGTTTACAAAAACCCACTGAGCACCAATAGGAATAGAGTTGTTAGCCTGAAAAACAATAGTCGAATTGCCGCTCCAAACAAGGCGAATCATCACATTGTAAGGACTGCCAGTCGTAATAGACGCAACCAGCAGATTCCAATCTCCAGTGCTAGGA